TTATTGTTTATGGAACAGCCGGTAAAACCAACTTCTTTTTGGTGGTCTTACCGGCTCAATTTTTGGTGAATCAGCCAACTCATTGATGATAGTGTAACCGGTATCGATACCTTGGATGAATTTATTATAGTCCAGGATCAGGTATCCTTTATAATATTCAGGATCGGCTTCAAAAACATCTCCGTTATACCGTACAAGTAACTGCGGCCGCTCATAAGATACTGGAGATCTTTCAGAGTTCCGCCGCCTGATATTAGTCAGTGTCTTGCTCATTTGAGGCAGGGTGCTTGCCACTTGTATTGCCGAGTCAAGCATGCGGTTCTTTTCGTTCTCAAGTGAATCGGCGACCTGCTGCATTGGCTCGCCTGTCCTTTTAACAGGTATTTGCGCCTTACTGATCGTTTCCGGCCATATCATTGGCAGGCATGCCATGAAGCATGCAAAAAGAATATAGGTGGTTTTCTTAATTTTTATGCTTTTCATTGCTTATTGCTTTTTTGATATTTGATTGAGCTGTAAGTACAATGTTCAATATGCTATCGGCCTTCCGTTTGTCTTCTTCCGATTGTCTGATCCTTTCTTCAGCTTTCTGCAACTCCTCAATTCGTCTTTGCTCTGACATCTGCTGCTTCTCATCCTTGCATTGTTGAATCTGGACCTCCTTTGCCTCTATCTTTTTATTCAGAATTGCCCACATGGTGGGATAACCTGATACCAAAAAACACACCGCAATTACAAGTATCCTTATGGTATATTTTTGAGGAGGAAGCGTCTTTAATGCTTCGGTCTCTTGCGATATGTTCATTGGTTTTCATTTGGTTGTTTTAGGCACAAATCTTATTTATCAATTCTGCCGCCATACGTTTCCCCATTTTTGGTGCACCTACACTATTAGGATGCAGACCGTCATACAGGAAGATATGGGAGGATATCTCATTGTATCCATAAATTCCACTGTGTTTATCCATCCGGATGCATTCAAGAGCAAGCCTATCGGCACATCCTTCAATGGCATCGGCAATGTTCCTTATGGTCGTATTATCGCTAATGCCGCGCTGAATCGGCGTTACCAGGATTATCTGTACATTCGGCCATTCTGCCAGCATTAACTCTACATCGTACCTCACAGCATCCGTAACGCTTAAGATCGTATTGGCTGCGTTGCCTATTATACTTGAACCCGGCGTAAAGGTTGTGGCTACAGAGCCTATTGTCCGGCTAAAATCGTTGGTGCCAGCAGGAATGACAATAAGATCAGGTACTGGCATTGTACCGGCTGTTATGCCCGCCTTTATCCTGTTGAACTGGTTCCAGATCACATTATCATCAGAAATAGATCCACCGGTACTGGTTATATCGTAAACAGTGCCCGCGGTATGGGACCATGTTGCACCGCTTCGTGCTACATTTGTTACTGATTTAAAGTCAATCCGATCAAGCATATAGGCTACCCATGACTGAGGAGGAGCCAACCATGTTATGGAATCACCCAATAAAAACAGGTTCAGGTCATAATAAGGCTTAGTTCCGGTAGCCTTAATATTCAACCCATTTATTTTGCTAACTATTTGGGTAAACGCTTCATAGTTTGTTCGACCCGTACCGATTTCAAACTGTAGTGTATTTGTCATATCCGTATAGCCGGTAGTAGAATAGTAAATGTTGATCTCTATGTATGCAACACCTGTAGGGATGGTTATCTTCTTTCCTGTACCGGTACTATCGGCGCTTAAGGTGCTGCCAGCAAATGTCGACACCAAGCCTAACCCCGAATCGACTAAACGTATCTGCCCGCCACTATTTGCGGCATATTGGGATTGGAAAAAAGTATAGGTTTGCCCCACTGTAACAGGTATCCTGCACATTTTTGCCCCTGCAACGGTTATCAACGCCCCTGTATTATCAATAAGCTTGTTAACCAAGATCATGGTGGCTTTGTCAAACTTGTTTTTACCAATGTCAAGGATCAAATCGCTGTCTTTTACAACTGTATCGGCGAATGCATCCAATTCTGCCTCGCTGATCGTATCAGCCAATGCTGTGTTTATGTCTTCGATTTGCTCTTTAATGCCCGGCTCAATGTTTACTGCTGCAATATGGAAATTGAATCCAAGAGTTGCAGTAGATCCTGTGGCCGGATTGTCCAGATTGGATTGCGCAAATGTAATCGGCGCTGTTAGCACATTGTTAGAGGCGTATGTAACAGCTGAATTGCTATACTTAAATGTAACACTAGCTCCGGTAATCATACCCAGTTTATCGCCGGCAAGGACTGGTATGTTTACCGTTACGGCATTGCTTCCGCTAACAACACTCACAGATGTCCTGCTCACTTCGGTATAGGTAGTGCTGACCAATCTAAATACGACAACATCTAACGTACCGGTTGCAGTTGCTACCACATTAACAGTATCTATTTTGCTGTCATAGGGAACCGTATAACCTTTTTGCACATAGCAGATACTGTTTGTTACATTGAGCGATGGCGAACCAATCGTAATGCCGAATTGATAAGCAGGATGGTTTACCCCTGTTCGGTATATTTCATCATCTATATCCTTCATAGTCTTTGAAGAACCACCATTTAGGGTGTAAATGCTGAGATCGCCAGACTTTATTTCATACTTCTGCCAGTAAGTCCCAACCTTTCGCATCTGCCAGTTCTTTGTTGCCATAGAATCGGCAGTATTATCGAACACTATGGGAGTTGCTGCAGCAGAAAAGAAATTGCTATAAGTGCCAGCGCCGCCCTGGACGTTATAAGTATTTACTCCATTGGCAGGGAAGGTTGTAGTTATAGCATTCCCCACCCCGCCAGATACAGGCGAAAGCAAATTATTGACAGTAATCTTACTGATATTCCCATTTGCATCTGAAAGTGGCAATATATCTGTAGAATCTGCGCTTGTCTTTGCATCTTTTTCGCTAACCTTCACCAGATTAACGACCATCCCTTCTTTTAAATCAACCTGAGTACTCATGTTTGGTATTTTTAGCAGTTTGTGTTTAAATCAATGGGTAATAAATCACCGGATTCCTGATCATAAATCATATTACCTTCTCCATCCTCTAATGGGTTACCATCTTTATCGGTAAGGATATTTATTTCATAAGGATTTACGTTGCTCAAAGGCCCATCGCCTGTTGCCTGTATGGAATAAGTCATGACATCTTTATATGAACCGGTTTTTGTAATCTGTGTTATAAGGACATTGCCGGAAAAGAATACATCATGCTCTTCATTTGACATCGCAACAAAAGCAAGCGTTTTCTTATTGGCAATGGCATCGTAAAAAGCATTTATGGTAAATGAATCGTCTATGATAACAAGCCCTGAAGTGCTTATCGTATAACTCTTCATTCCATATATATAACGCCTCCAATCGCTTTTAGGAGCTTTCGTTAATTCTATCAGGTCTGATGTAATATTCAGTTCCAACTCACGCCCGCAACATACCGGTATCATCTTGGATGACCGTTCCATCAATAATACATATTCCCGCCCCTTTAACTTCTTCGTAGCCATTTATTTCAAATAATAGAATTCAGAAAAATCATTATCCTCATCAAGTGTATTGGTTGAAATATTCCTCTGTACTGCCTTCGTGCTGATTACAGTAAGATTTCTGGTACAGGGCTTTAACTTATAGCTGCTTTTGGTCTGAATGAACAGATTTTGGTATATCTCTGTGCTTGGCTTTTCGGAATCATAAAAAGTACCGAGATTTACCCCATCATAAAAGTTATTCCTGTTACCAATTGTATCAATATCTATCTGGTATTGGGCATAGTTCATCCACATCTGAGCGATGGCATTGTAAGCCATCAAAGACACACCTGAATATAATGGCTCTGGATAGCCGCTAAGGGCAATCTTTTCAAGGTTTGTACCGGCAACTATAGTATCGCTTCCTTCAACATAATCAATAGCGTTCGATAGCGCACCTGAAACGCTTTTGTTTATAGTTGTATTCAGGTCTATTTCTCTCGTTTTATTATCCTGACTTGTTCTTATCTCTCTTTGCAGATACTGAATTTCCCCTGTAGATTCTTTTTTATCGTTGACCTTTTGCGATAAAACACAGCTAAAAACTATAGTATTTGTAATGTTGGATAAAGGGAGTGCGGATTTTGCATAAAGGTCACTATCTGCGTTAATGGCCGGATGAATAAAAACATAGAATATCCCCTTAAACTTACTTGGTAGCTCAGGGAAATCCCTTGTAAATTCCTGATCCTTAACAGTACGTTCAATTGTAAATAAACTATATCCACCAACCCCTTCAAGATCGGTAAGTGGCCTATAAAGCATAGAATCTGGCGTACTCCCATTCAATGAATTATCATAATCGCCAAATATCGCTAACCAATCTGGCTGTCCTGCCAACTCAAAATCAGTACCAGACAAGTTCTTTTCCTGCCATTGGTTAGAATCTAAAAAATAGCTCTTAGCTGGATTGCTTTCATTGAAAGCAATCACAAAATAAGGAACTACACAAGGAACGCCTCCATCCATATACGGAATGCTACCATGTATGTTTTCAACATTGGGTACATTAAGCCTGGCTGTTAAAGAATATACCTCACCTTCGGAAGCTTTTTGAATAGTCTTTGAGCATATAACATCAAAAAAGCGATGTTCTGCATTGAATGCATCAACCGGTTCAGCAGTATATCTGATCAAAATGCCATAAGGACTTTCCGCCCTACCGGTACCATACCTACGGGAGTAAACATCTGGCCTTGCCATTAAATAAGGGCTATAATACCATTGTGCTAACCTATATCCGCCTGAAATTGAGGCCCAATTAATTAAATTGCCGTCCAGCAGCAGCCCAATTGTATTCTTATAGGAAAACTTGCAAATGCTATCCCTAAAGGTCCTTACCCTAGTGATATTTTCTGTATTTCCTGTAAGCAGCGTATTTACACCTTCTGTGGTAAATTCATTTGCATAATGGATAGTATTCAATGGTATGCTAGGACTTGAGTTTACCAAAGAGTACTGGAGAATATCCATGAAATATATGTTCCCATTCTCATAGAATACCCTCATAAAAAGTGCCTTTGCTATCATCTCTAATACCTGATAGGCGCTTATTGGCCTGCCCACATCATCATTGAAAGCCTCAGCATTAACCTGAATCTGCTCAAACAACGGAGGTAATGTTGTTGATGTAGTATTCGATAATGTCAAATCGCTATCTACGACCAGATTATAAGTTGCTGTTGAGGTATCCGGAGTAAATACACCAGTTAAGCATCTGTCAACTATGTATTTTATAGTTTGCTTACCGTAAATATAAGAACCATCGTCATTCAGTAGCTTTTGGCCTTTTGAGCGGCTTACCGGATCAATGGCTGTGAGGCTTATAGGTTGTGGCGAATATGTGAATGTTCTTTTCTGCTGATCAGGTACAAGCCAACCCTCCCATGTATATTGCAACGTAGGTAAAGGCGCCGGGTTCCTGATTGTTATTAGTACGCCAAAGGTGTTTTCATCCATACCATTTATGTCTTCCAACAAATCAGCATCATCCTCGCTAAGCAATAGGTTAATTGTTGCTTTTGAAGGTATCAGCGTTTGAAAAATATCATCTTCGGCACCATCATGTGTAATGGTTACAGGATCCTCAGTAAAGAATATTTCCTTTGAATCAAAATCACCATCAGCAAGCAGGAAGACCGTAACTATCTTACCATACCTGTTCTCAAATGAACCACTATATTTAACCGATGCTGCCATTATCTCTGAAATCCTTTTTGGTATCTTGTAAAACTTAAATAAATATCCGCGCCCTTAATTTGTACATCCGGGATCATTACTACCGGCTCTCTATTACCCCCAACTGAATTCTTTAATATTGATTGAAGCTTATCCAATGGAGCTACAACTTCCGGATTGGAACGGGCATTAGAGTATTCTCCAAATACACCCAATGTTTTACCATATGCCAGACCCCCATCAGCGAACTTTCCAATGTTCTTGGACTTTTCAGCAAGTTGGGACTTGATTACTTCACCGGCAATTATCAATCCTCCCCCCGCAAGGGCCGCTAAGGCTGGGTTGGCAACAAGAGCCTTTAATGCTCCTTGAGCAATCTGAAAAGCTACTGCTGCTTCAATTATTTGCTTTCCAAATGTTATCATCTGTTCAGCCAACATGCTAGCAATCCCTTTAAAAATGTCTCCTATACAACCAGTACCTGCAATAAGATTTCCTATTCCCTGTCCCAATATCTCTGCCGATTCTGCCAATGAGCTTTTTAAAGTTGAGTTAAGGGAATCTGTAAGATTAGATACTTTCTGGTCAATCTTAGCTTGCTTGAGCTGCTCATTTAAGTCTTCTATAGCTTGGTTATTAGATCCATTTTTGTTATTATCAATAAGCTTTTTTAATTCAGTTCTTAATGCCGATACCTTTTCTGCCGCAGCTTCTGATGCAGTGATTAGGCCATAACCTAATTGATTTTCTATTGATTCAAATGTTGCATTTAGCTTCCTGCCATCCTCTTGAAGTTCAGCATCAGATAATTGTTCTTTTAATTCTTGTAGCTTATTTGAAAAAATTGTCACGAAGTTTCCAAAATCACCATTAGAGTCAATTTTCAATAAATCTTTCTTTGCTGAATTGGTGGCTTTTATTGTTTGGTTCAAAGCTTCAACATCCGTAATAACGCCATCTATTCGATTGTCATCAATACTCTGTATTGATGTATTGTATTTTTGTAGTATATCGTCGACATTATTATTCTTCTTCAGTCTGTCTAATGTGTTTGCTAACGATTTAATCTGTTCATTAGCTTCCGATACACGACTATCGTCTATTCCAACTTTAAACTTTGATGTTTTGGTTATCTCTTGGATATAAGCTTTGTAATTGGCAAGTTTCTTTGTCAGGGCTTCCTCAGCTTGTATTGAACCATCTGACAGCAATAAGTCCACCTCCTTATTTTTAGCTAATAGGTCATCCAGTGCCGTGGTTAAATCATGAACAACACCTGGCACTCTGGTTTTGGGCTCTTTTATTTCTTTATTCAAATCACCTGCAGCTTCAGTAGCGGAATTGAGTCCTCTTGTAAACCTCTCTATTTGTTTACTGTTGTTTATTCTGGCAGCTGAATTGTCATTTATGGCATCAGTTAGGTCATTAATCGCACCTTTAGCTTCCGATACATCCATTCTTGTTGCACCTCTCAAACCTGCTCCTTGTGGGTCGGCGTCAGCAGCAGCTTGTTTAGCTGATATTAAGGCATTATTTAATCTTACCTGTGCCTTAGCTTTATCTTCAATTTGCTTTCTTTGCTTCTCCTCAAGATCAATGTTTTGGGCAGTCAGATAATTAATTTTTTCTTGGTAAGCTCTTGCTTTAGCTGCTGCAATTATTGCAGGAATTAGTTTTTCATTAATAACATCAGCCAATCCACCATTTAACGCCGAATCTTTTGAAACTTTGTCAAGATAAGCTGGATAAGCCTTAACAGCAGCATCGTAGGCAATTGTCCTTTGACGCATACTTAAGTTTGCATCTGCCATTATTGATAACCATGCCCTTAATTGTCCAATTTGGTCAGCCGCCCACTTATTAGCGGATTGTGTAGCGTTATTAAATGCTTCCTGTTGCTCTTTCTGTCTTTTTAGTATCTCTGCATTTTGAGCTCCACCTTTGGCTAAATCCCATAATTTAGGGCCGTAAGCTGTCAATAGCCCTACCCCAACACCAATAGCTATATTCAATGGATTGAACGAGGCAAGGAATTGCTTGAATACGGAAACGGTAGGTTGTCCGGATGCTGCTAGAGCCTGGTTAGCCTCCCTTATCCTTGTCAATTCGTTGAAAATGCCGGGGAGGTTGTTGGAAAGGGATTGCATACCTATCGTTGCAGAAATGAAGAAGTTGGGTATTTCAGTAGTTATTTGTCGTAACTGTTGTGCTAAGGCAGCGTTACCACTGGCATAGTTACCGACATTCCTTTGGAAACGTCCCACTCCCTGCTCGATCTGTTGCAGCTGTTGCTGGCCATCATGGGCTGCAACTCTTAATTGTTCCAGTCTTTCGGCAGTAATACCTGCAGCATCACCATAACGTATAATAGAAGCAGCGGCGTTGTAATATTCCCGCACTAAAGCCTGATTTTGTGCGACTAGCTGGGCGTATTCATCTTTTGCTGCACCATTTGTGCGACTTGCACGTTGTGCGGCCCTATCGGCGATATCCTGAGCGCGGGCGCGGTCCAGTTCAGCTCCGGCCTCTAATCTTTTTGCATAAGCAAGCTCTCTAATATCTTGCGCCGCCTGGCTGGCTCCATTTGAGGTGAAGTTCAACCTTTTCCCTAAATCCGGAATGCCATTGAGTACATTTTTAAGGTCTGAAGCAAAGCCCTGAGCCATGGATTTAGCCTGGTTAAATGCAGCATATACAGGCTCAAAGTCCGCATCCATCACTATATTTAAACCGGCTAACTCCACTTTAATTCAATTTGCTTTTTTGATTATTAAACAATCCCAATTTTTTGTACCTCTCTATTATGCTTTCCCCTTCTTTGGCTGTTATGGGCTTAGAATCAGGTTTTTTGTCTTCTTTATCCCATGGTAGCGGCACAACATCATCAGCATCAACTTTTGCTCCTGCTACAAGTGCATTTATATGCGCGAGCTTCCTTACCTGGTGCCACCTGTCTTTAAATTCATCTTCCCTGCTCTTGAAAAAGAAGAAAGATTTAACCTGAAACATTGCAAACGAATATTGATGCCAGAAAACGTCAGGAAGCATTTGCATTTCACCTATACCCACGTTTATAAGATCAGCAAATACTACTTCTTTGGCGCGGCCTTTTTTTTTGCAGGAGCTTTCTTTTCAGATGGCAGCTTGTCCGGGATCAGGGCTTTGCACACTTCTACAAACATTTGTGCCCATACAGGATTTTTAAGGCTATCTTCCATCTGCTCAAGGACCTGCCATCCGTCTATCAATGTCCTTTTGGTAAAGTCCCCATTGGCAAAACCGTATGCTTCCATTCCTGCAGCGACTACCCCGGCCCTAATCTCAAGATTGTCCATCATACCGCCGGTAACCACTCCATCTCCCGCCTTAGATACATTCCCAATGATGTAAGGGAAAGTTTGTGCAAGACCCAAATCAAAGAGCTTGCCAACACAATTCAGGAAATAATTTGAAAAGGACAGGTTACGGATTGACCCGTCCTTTAATTTGATTTGAAAGTTCATAACGGATTAGGTTGTGTAAACGAATTCGGTTTCTTCTATTTCACCGGAAACATTAATACTACCGCTTACAGTCCCGGCATCTCCATTGCCATAAGTATCTGAAAGGTTGGTTATTTTTCCTGTGAATGAATAGATAATCTTACCATCATCTGCTTCTGTTTCACCTTTCGGACCTACTTTGAATTCCAGTTCCTTTTTCTGGCGGTATAGCTGCCGTAAATCAAAAAGGCTCATGTGCGTTGTATTGTCTGGGTCTTTTTGTAAAACTTGTCCTTCAAATTCAACGGTCTCTTGTGCATTATCAACCTCGAAGTCAGGACCGCATTTACTTGAAGTGTCAATGACATTCATAGGCGTGTTAAGTACCGCATTTGTCTGGCAAAGTGGGATTTTCCAAACAGGTTCTATGGTTGTGCCTGTATTTACAAACAGTAAATAGTCTGTGCCGAGTTGCTTACGATTTGACATTGTATTAAATTTTAGTTTGTGATTATATGTTTGAACGTTATTGCTCTTTCAATGATTTGAAGCCTTCCGGTTTCATCGACATCGGGAATAGTTACATCACTCACCAGATCCATGCTTAGGCATCCAGGTATTATAGAACTTCGATCAGGGTAGCATATTTGATAGATCTGATCTGCTATCTGGTCGCACTCCCATCCGCTGTTTCTTTCAAGCCTGGTGCTAACCAGGAACTGTATGGACGTTTCCCTATCCTGAGATGTCTTCGTTTCAATACCTATGCTGCTTATCGACTGTATCACTATATACATTGAAGGGAAGCCACCTGGAACGAACATATTGTACGTTGGAACAGCTATGGGCGAACCGGATGAATATTGAACATTCACATGCCCATTCAACTTTTCATAGTAAGCTTGCCTCAATGTCAGGTTAATGTCCTTCAATTTTATCTTCTATTGTTAATACAGCTTCTCCTGCATGTTTCTGATAAGCCGGGTACAGATACGGTGAAGCCGGACTTCTACCTAAACCGTTTATATAAAACCTCATGGCCATGTCTTTCCAGTCCTGAGGGTAATTGCCTAATAATGTCTTTGCAAAGTTTCCGGTCCCGAATTCCAGGTAAACAGAGGTTTCGCCGTCCGTTGTTACCCTGTATTTGCCGTCAATCTTGCCTGATCTTATCGTTTGACCGATGGATTGGATTTTACAATTGCTTTTTGCTGTCATTCCAATGTCCCTTACGGCCTGCATCAGCGTTGAATCAACATCCTTTTGAATAGTCTTCAGGTAGTTGTTCAAGCCCGCTTTTAATTGGGTCAGGCCCTCAACCTTGACCGTGAACATTTTACCCATCTTGCAACACAATAATTGTTTCTAAGAACTTCTTTTTGTCTATGTCTATAACCGTTGAATTGGTGATAGCCTTTAATCTCTTGCCTTGCCATACTATGATATCATCTTTTTGAATGCTTGGTGCCGATCTGTAGCGGATTGTCATCTTGTAGGTTACGCTTTCAACATTGAGCTGCTGCATTGCCTTCTTTTCACGCTTTATCTCTTTCATACTTGCCCACGTATCCAAAATGCTTGTTTCAGTACCGGCAGGTTCTCCGAATCCAAAATCAGCCGGCAATCCAAGGCGTTTTATCTCTATACGTTGTGAAAAATCAGATATCATATCATTTTGTCTTTTTCAGGATATGGTATATCCGGAACAGCATATACATTCTTATTTCTACGGCCGTTATAATAGCTTCCTAACCTCAAAATAGCCAGTAAAACATAACCATCTTCATCAATCTCATGATCAGATTTATCAGCTTTTTCGAGCAGCTCAGCGACATCTTTAAAGATCCCTTTCGAATACTCGCGTGTAACAATGTTGACCGCTTTCTTATTTATAGCCTTGAGTTTTTCCAACGGAGAAACTATCTCAGTATTTTCATTTTCTGCACCTCCACAGCCACTAACAATATCACCAGCAATATATTTTGATGAACCAGCCTTCTTCATATCAGACTCCACTTTACATAAGGTTTCAAAAACTCTCTTACTTCTGCATTTATACCGCTCATGGAAACTGCTACATCGCCTCTGTTCTCATAACGGTAAGCCACATCCATTAAAACGGCCAATTTCATCCATTCGGGAACACTCTCTGCCGGATATCCTGCTGTGTATGTCAACTTCACGTTGTGATCAGTGGTATCTATGTAGTTATCTCCGATCAGGCTATCTTTATAAGGGCTATCATCAGGCAATTGGATTGCATCAGAGAAGTAAAGTGACACCCTATCCCCGCACCCTTCTTGTGCATACACCGCCTCACAGTCTGCTTCAAGGAAAACACGGCCGGTATATTCTTGCAGCCTTTGTCTGGATGAAGCAATTAATCTCTCAAAAAGGTTATCATCATCCGCAAAGTCCACCCTGCAGTATTCCTTTGCCTCCTGAACTGTTACCACATCAGGGGAAACATCTATAATGGCGATCTTATGTGACAACAACCTACTCATTTTATCAAATGCTTTACATCGTTTGCAGCTATCATGTGATTGTTTTGCCACATGCGGTAGCAATGGAATAGATACACACCTGTCATAAGGCCGATCTTGCCCAGATTTTGCCTCTTTATAGCCTTATTGAAGGCAGTGTCACAGGCAATGTTATTTTCTTCAAACCCCCCTACTTTCAGCCAGGTTTCTTTCCTGAACATCATCATTACCCCTGCTACGCCGGTAGTTTCCTCCACTTCTGCATAATGATCCTTGAAACGGGCGCATGCAATGTCAAAATGGTTCTTCAGATCAAAATCATTGCTGAATTCATTATTATGCAATTGGTGCAAACCCCTTAAACGATTGGTTACGCAGCCCAAAAGAGCATATTCTGTACCGTATTTGTCAATGATATCATGTAGTTGCCTTCCGAAATCCGGGACCAGGAAGTTGCTGTCATGATCTGAAATAACTATCCATGCATCATCCGGAAGGTGTTTTATATGGCGGTTATAAGCACCACCTATATTCGCCTTAAGATCGTATGACTGTATGTAGAATATTTCGCTCATTTATGCTTGTGTATCCTGATATACTGGTTAAATTCTGACGGCTCAATTACATTAAACTGAATGCCGGTTTCAAATAAAGCCCATGTTATACTCAACTGATCACGATGTGTGTGCCTTTCTATTTCTCCATACCATAACTCACAAAACCGCACTATATCGCTATTATATTTCCGCAGGATAATACCGGTTTCATACATTCCATAATTCGCCGGCAGCCCATGACTTTTATACTCGTTAATTTGGGCTTCTATAGCCCCGCTTTCTGCTTTTCCAAGCCGTCTACACGCTTCCCCCTCATCTATGTAGCAATTGCGGGACGGATGGCGCTTAAAAGCGGAATTTACCCCTACATGCTTCCACAACTCTGTCACATCCTTCACTATTTCATGGCTTCCATCCAAGTAAATGGTATCACAACCAAAGAATTTTATACCTCCGATCACCTTTACCCATCTCTGTAACCTGTTATCAGCTAATCCGGCAGCTGGGTTTAACCTATTCACATGGACCAATGTCCAACCACTCGCCTCTATACTCAAATCATCAGTGATGCAGATGTATTCACAGTCTGGATCCTTGCAGCCAATAGGCTTTAAAGAATCATAACCACCGATGATAACTGTAAAAACGATCACTTTTTTTTGGCTGCTTTTTTAGGGGCTGCTTTTTTAACAGGTGCTTCCTGATCTTCTACTACTGCAACAGCAACATTGCATCTGATATAATAATTTGCTGCTTCCGGTAGGATATCAGCAATGTCATTTACTTTGTGCCTGTTATGGTCTTTCAAAAACTTGACTTTCATAAACTGAGTTTTTAATGAAGGTGAGCATTACACCCACCTTCATATTTTGCTTATTAGGTTGTACCTTGAAGAGCACCTTTAACCCACCATGTAGGATAGTAAGTAGCCAGCGCAGCACGTTCCTCAATACGGAACATAATCAGGTTTTTCTTTGCATCATCTTCATTTTGCTCATAAACCTTGATCTCAGGAGATAGTCGGGTAACAAACTGAGATGCATTGCTGTCTCCTGTGAGGAATTGACCTTTTGTAATAGATTGTGTTTGCACAACAGTCATCCCAGCAATGCTCAACCTGTTATTTACAAAGCCAATAGTACCAGGAGGCAAATCATATTCACCCGAACCGCTTGCTTTGTTCAATATGATTGAAACTGCATCACGCGGGTGCAATAGAACTACGTTCGCGTTACCAAAGTTTTCGTTTACTTGTCCGTACCCCGCATCAACGATTCTCTCAACACCAACCAGATAATCCCCATTGTAAGCTTGCGCCTGCGGAATGATACCTTTAAGGTTCGGCGTAGTTCCATTACCATTTAAAATGCCATTATTTTCAGCACGATATAGGCTTAGTAACATATTCTGACGCAAGAATGATTGCATCCAAGACACATCATCAAGCATTTCACGCGGAATCTTAACGAATCCCGCAATCCATTCTACTTTAACAGTTGTATTATCAAAGTCAAAATCCATTTGCGCCTTATTACCACTTGCCCATGCTGCAGCACCGCCTTCACCTCCAATATGACGAGGATATGTTATGCTGCCTGATGTTGTGCTACCTGATGGCAGGATATCACGCATCCAAATTCGCTCAGATAATAGTGGCAATACACTTTGCCTGTAATCGGTAGTGATGTTGGCGTATGATGTCCCAGAAAAGTTTGCAGTAGACATATCACCTACGGCTTTAAGTTGCAGGCTTAACTTGTCACCTGAACTGAAATTTTTAATTGATTCAGCGTTTTCCTCAATCGCCTTGGCCATCACATCGTTAAAATGTTCAGGTTGATTGTTGCCACCTTTTTCTTTTAGCTTAACCTCCAATAGGTCGTATTGTTTCTGAAGTTCAGTTTTTGCCGTTTCCAGCTCTTCAATACGCTTATTTGCGGCCGTTACACCGGCTTCAGATTTTTCCAGAACTTTTTTCTGAAGCTCTTTAATGGCCTTCTCGTGTTCGGACTTCAGGTCGGATATACCTTTTTCGAAATCCTCTTTAGTAATTTCTGGCATTGTTATAATTTTTTAATTGTTTGATAATTTGAACTCTTTACACGCAGCTAGGAAGTCAAAGGACGGCTCTTTGGGAGTGCTTTCTTGCGGCTCTTCAAGAGTGTTTTTAAACCCTAAGAATGGTGTAATATCATTAGAACCGAATAAAACGGTTGATCCTTCTTTGTAAATTTTGGCCTCTGAAACATAGAAGAAATACCCGTTCTCCTCAACTTTGGCCCTGTTTATTATGGTAGGTAGTATGGTATTGTATAAGGCAAACCCTTCCTTGTATTCCGGATCATTTACTGCAAGCTTGATATTCACATACTGCATGCGAATTGAATGCTGAACCGGTGCTTTATCCCTATAGGCCTTAAACACATCCGGATTGGTTTTGTCGGTCATTAGGGAGTCGTAAATTAGTGCTGTCGTAATACCATCAGCATTTAGACCCAGGTCCCGCCATGACATCTGCTTCAGGATCATTTTAACCTCATTGGGATAAGAAACCACCTTGCCGCTTTTTAGCTCATGATCAGCTACATGATAAACAAGACCTTGTTGTTCTTCTACTGACTTATCCCAAACATTTGGACCATGAACATCTTCATGGCTATCGAAATAATTGGTTGTATTGATAACGTTGGAAACGGTATCTCCAATGGCCAACTTCCTTTCATTAGAAGTTTTTTCAGCAGATGATTTTAATATTGAAAGATCTATGCCATCGGTTTCTTTGATAGCAGCCTTTTTTAAAGCAAACAACTCTTCCTTACGTTCATTAAGTTCTTTGAACATCGCATCCTTTGTTTCAAAGGACTTATCTAATGCTTTACAGAATATCATTTCGTAATTGGTTTGTTGATTTGCTGAATCTTTTTATCAATTGCTGCCTTAACCCCTTCGCTTTTTACGGTCTTAGCTGCTTCCTGCAACTCTTTAACCGTTTTGTTGTCCTTGCTCATTTCTTTTATTACCGGTTAAAGTGTTTTCGTTGATCAAGCTAACAGGAACATCATTCGTTTTCTTCCAGACTTCATCATGTAATTTGTTGGGCAATTTCTCATAGTTCGTTTGAACCCTGATTTCATTGTCTGTATAAACGCCTACAGTCTTCATCTTCTCGGCCATTTCCCATATATCCTCATAAAGCTCAGTGAAAATCGTCTGGTCAAAATCACAAACTATATCCTCTTTCTTTGGATTCCAATCACCGGATAACTTCCGGTTACGAGCATCCCTTATAGTTCCTAACAGTGGTAATACACATCTGGTAATAAGCTCCTTTCTAGCGGTTTTATAGTTTTCAAAGGTGGTAGCTTCCATATTGTTAAGAAGGATAGAGCTGATGCCATAAGCATTGCAGATATCATCCTTGTTCATCTTGCATATTTCGAGTATGGCAAGATCCTTAGCACTTAACCCAATATCAACGAACTCACCTTTACCATACATTGAGGCTATCCTATCTCGGTATTCCTTCTCTGATTGACTCCATTGCTCTTTGAAACGGTCATTCTCGGTAATCATCGCATCTTCTTCGAGTTTCTCATTTTCCCACATGAAAACGCCTCGCTTTCCCCTATTCCGAAGAAGCTCTACGGCAGCTTCCCTGGCATTGTTATCCTGAAGGTTACTCAACCAAGCGGCATCTAAGGGACTAAAACCATAAAGGTTATCGCCATCACCAGAATAGAAAGGTGACCAGTATTTTGAATGGCAAACCTCTTCGGGTATGTAGGAAATTGACTTTGAGCCTATTAAAACCTTATAGCCCTTTTCCCTCATCGGAAAGCTCCCATATTCCCCTGTCATAATTTGAACCTTTTGACTTGGGAGTATCCAGAATTCTGCTATTCTTTTGGACGTTTCAGCCATATTGCCCCATTCGTAACTATCACCTGTTAGCAGTTTAAAGCCCAATAGCTGCTCCATGTATTCAGCTCCGCTCTGTTGCTCGTTTGGATTACGAAATTTATCGTTGAGATAATGACTATCGTAAGCTTCCAAAGCTTGTTCTTTGATAGAATATATCGCCTGTTGCTGCTCCTTGCTGTATGGCTGTGACTGTAAAGCCTTAAGCTTTTGATAAGCACCTGAATTCTTTACACGGTAGATACCCCATGGAGCCTGAGCTGCAACCCTCGAAATGATGTTTATGGCAGCATATACTGTAACATTGGTAGCGTAACCCTTATTTACAAGATCTTCCTTACTGGCTTTTGAATAATGGTATATAGCAGTCCAATCGTAATTAGTACGCCCATTAAACAAAAGATTATTACCAAATGCAGCTTTAAGACGATCGAAAATATTCGGGTTTGGAGTGCCGAACTTCCGGATATTTAAAGTCTTTTTTTCAAGTGCATTCATAGTATTGATGTAAAAGTATAATACTAAATAATCGCACAAAAGCCTTATCTGTGGCTCATATACAATGGCATATAATGACGTACAATTACGTACAAGTATTTTTTTAAAGGCATAAAAAAGCCCGATAAAAACTATCGGGCTAAATTTTTTTTACTTCCTAAAAGGGGTTCTCTGTAAATAAACTTACCGGCGGCATGATATTCCCTGTAACAGATAGCCAAATCCTTCCAGTATGTTTAATTTGTTCTATTTCATCATCTGATAATTTCCAACAAGAAAGTATGATAGGACGCCCATAGGCATCTCCTTTGAAGGCGGGCAGAGAGCCACATTGATCTTCTGTCATATCATTAGGCTTCTCAAATACGGCGTTTTGTTGTTTAAATGTTGTGGGTGTCATATCTATGCTATTTTATTTAAAATTGGTAATTCATCAGCCCGGAAACGTACCATCGAACCAAGCTTATGATATTTTAGCTTCTTAATCTTCATTAAATTGTTGATTGTGCCAACGCTGCACCCATATATATCTGCTACCTCCTGTTTTGTAAGGAGAATCTTTTTATTTGGCTCGGTTACATTGTTCTTGTCCATCCTTTATTTTTTGAAATTGTCATCATTTCGTGATACCTGATTGCATCAATAAGGTGATTGAATGCATCGATCGGCTTATTTAATGTTTTTCCCTTCTTATCTTTATCCCAACAGTATGTCCTTAACTCTTTAATAAGATTCGTGGATTGTTCAGTGACCAAATACTCTTGCCCTTGCATTATCTGAATTCCATAAACGATACTATCCGGACCTTTATCCGCACCTTCAACCTTTTTATAACCCAACACATTCAATTCAGCTATACTCTTCGGATCAGCACTATCGGCATATGTTTTAGCTTCTTTGCGCAGGTATTCGCATATTTGGGCGTTCAGCAAGCCGGTTTTATAACAGCGCTCATCAAGTATCCTTTTACCTTCCCATTCGTAAACATCCACTATACCAGTGGGATCATTTGTAAAACCAAAGTCTAAACCTGAACCTAGATACCTGGCACCTTTCGGTATCTCCTTTATCTTCTTCCAGTTGGTGAATATCACACCCTCCAAAGAACCCAATAAACCTAGCCCGTAAACCTTCCACCAATTATCCCAAAACGAATTCTTGATGTTCTTTTCATCATTGATATCACCATCCGGATTATAATAGGCTTTGATCCTCGCTTTCTCAATTTCCTTTACTATTGATTCGGCTAACGATTCGTTGTCCTTATAGGTCAGGGTGAGCCATTCTACATCCTCATCATCCTGCAGCTCTGTATATGCCCAAAATTCATTTGAAGGGTTGAAGTCTAACCAAACCTCATGACTTGTCCTTATTGCCAGCTGGTGATACGTTTCAAACGTTACATTATTGCACTCGTTGACGTAAAGTATATTCCGGCGCGGCCCTCTTACCTTATCCTCCTGATCTGCCGAAAAGAACTCAATGTAACTCCCATTTGAAAATGTGTATGTAAGGAGCGTCCGGTTGTAGTTCTTATCGATATACCGGCCGGTAGCCTTCATTATCTTAAGAAAGTCCTTTAAAGCGCCCTTCCTTAAATGCGGCACACTCTCAGACACTACAGATATTTCAAGGAGCGGGGTTTTTATAGCACGATCGATAAGTATCGGAAGAATGCCGTAGGTCTTTCCTGCACTGGTGCCACCAGGCACAACCTTTACCCGCTTCTTTAACCTCCGCAGCTTACTGATGGCAGAAGTATGGGTAAAACCCGGTACAGATCTAACCTTCTTCCGTCTCTCCCTCGTCTGGATCATCATCGTCAAATAATGGCTGTTCAACTATTACCTTGCTCTCCGTCTTATCGGCCAAACCTAAATCACGAGCTATAATATTTGGATTCAAAAAGCCGGCAGCAGCGCCAGAAAACTTCTGTTCATATATTGTTTCCCTTATGCGTGTAACGATTTCGGAAAAATCTTTATGTAACTCATCATTTTTACCTTCTAACTGCTTTTCAAACTCATTAAAATATTTTGTGTTACAACATAGATAGAGGCAAAGCCCCTGTAGAGTGTAAGGCCTCATTTTAGGCAAATTCACTATCCTTTCCGGTTTTACATAATTTCCATTCTCATCAGTATATCCTTTGCCCGGCTGCTTTATCTGCTCTGCCTCTAGGAAAGGATGCTCATCACACCATTGGAAATATTCACACGCAGCCTTCCATAGCAAATCAGGAGAAGCAAATAACTTATCTCTACCGTGCTTACTCCTTAACTTCCAAAACTGATTACCCTTTGGCGCTCCCATATAGCCTACTTTGTCCTCTTTTGACCAAAATTATATGAGTTTACATAGGTTTGCAAGGGTGTAAAAAGCCTTTATAAATAATGGCAAACAATGGTTGATAACGAGCAAATGTTTTTTGCTAACTATATAATACTGGGAGATTGCTTTGGCATCTTGATAGCAAAGGTCTTATTGTAAAAAGGCAGAAAGAAGTGCGTCATTATAAAAGTGTTTCAAATTTTCATACACTTTTCTTGCAAAAAAACATAGTTTTTATTATTTAAATAAAATCTTTAGTTTGCTTTTTGTATAGATAAATTATAATTACAATACAAGTATGTCTAAAAAAAGCACTGACTACGAAAGACTTGCAGAAAAAATATACAAGGATCTAAATCCCTACGCAACAGTTGTACATGATGATCATATTTATGGCTATGACTCAGAAACGCAAAGACAAATAGATGTTTCCATCAGGCAAAAAATGGGCGATACAGATATTTTAATAATTGTTCAAGCTAAAGATCACAAAAGGCCAGTTGATGTAAATGTAGTTGGCGCCTTTCATACAGTCGTCAAGGACGTAAGAGCTCAAAAGGGGATATTAATATGTAGTGCCGGATTTACTAAATCAGCAAAAACACAGGCCAAGAAGTATTCAATTGAATTGCGATCAATACATGATGGGTTATCCAAAAATTGGTCGCATGATCTTAGTATACCTGTTCTGATATCCCATTTTTTTTATAGAACAAAAGCCAATTTACGCGTAAACTTAATCAGGTTAGAGAATAAAGAAATAATCATTCCTAATAGATTGGTGATTTCACTTGACAATGGAAAGACAAAACGTTTTTTAGATGATTATATTAATGAAATAGTAGTTAATACTCAGGATTTTGGTATTGATCATGTACAAATAATAGAAGAAGGTACTATAAAAGGATGGATCGAAATTATAAATCAGTGGCGGGATATTAGAATTGAATTATCGTCAATTCTAATTAAAAAAGACGAGAACTATATGTTTTTTAAGCCAGAAAATTTTAATGGCATTAAAGATCATCAAACTAATATATTCAAAACCACTACCATAGACCTTGATGTAACAACTCTTCTAAATAAAGATTTATGGCACCCTTTAAATAACAAAGGAAAGGAAGAAATTAGATTATCACCACTTAAGCCAATTTTAATTAAATATTTCGATCATGGTCCATTTACTTCAGCAGAAATGAGCTACAATGAATCAGGTTTCATTGTAGCTCCTAAGGGAACTATAATAACAATTATGGATGATGAAGATAAATAACTTGCAACATTCATTAACTACACTTCTTACATCGGCTTTGAACGGCACTTCTGGAAAGTTTCACCTTATTAGCTATTTGCAGTAACTTTATGCAATCGGCAACTTTAGAACAAGCATTTTATTCCCATCTATACTCATGCGTATAATCTTTGCCGCCTTTCCGTTTATTATAAAGTTAGCCCTGATTAGATCGGTTATGTCGTTTGCTTCCGATACAGGGTTTCCTTCCATATCTATTATAACATCAACGCAAGTGCGTTTCTTTTTGTGCCTTAACTGAATTGTCCAATAATTTCCATATAGAGGCCCTAAATGGTTTTCATTACCGGTGATGATAAAATCAGTTTTTTCAAAGTCGTTCATAGCTAGAATGGCAAGTCATCGTTATCAGTAACATGTCTAGACGCGTTAAAAATTTTATGTGGCGCGGGCTCAAATGGCAGCGCTATCTGTTCGGGTTGCTTTTCCCATCTGTATTCCTGTATGAAATTCGGCTCCCCCTCTTCCCTGTACCGCCCCGTTTCCCTGTCTAACAGGAAACCTACACTACCCAACTGGCCGTTTTCCGGCTCATACCTAACCTTTTGTATGTACACTACGACGGTGCCGTCTTTCCGGTTACGATGTACGACAATACCAATATCTGGTTTTGAGTAGAAGTTATGGCTGCCTGCGATCTTATACAGGTTCGGCACCTCGAATTCACCATCCGCGCCCTTGTTCATTTTTACCGGATGCGCCACAAGGAATACATGTACACCGTAATCCTTAGCAAAGTCGCAGAGCTTTGTCAGTACCTCGCTCACATATTCCGTTTCGGTTTGTGCCGCCTTTCTGTTGTTTTCAATATAATTGTAAGGGTCAATGACTAGGCTGTTAATGCCAAACGCCTTTACAAGATGTATAGCGCGGGTCAATATCCCATCAACTGACACATCGGCATTCCGTACCTTGAACCAAAAGAAACTATCATTCAGGAAGATTTTAGCCTTGTCCTTTTCTGGTCGCCCCATCTTCTCATGGGGATTCGGCCGGTAAAAAGGTTGCCCGATGTAGCATTGCGATAAATGGACTATATGTTTTGTGATCGGCTGTTTTTCAAAGCTGCAGATGCCATGCTTCCAGCCGTTACGGTTTGAAAGCCTTATTAGGAGCTGGTCCAAGAAGGTAGATTTGCCGGAACCAGGTACACCAGTTAAAATTGTAACTTGACCTACACCGAAATTTACATGCTTGTCAAATTCATAGTAGCCAACAGTCGCGCCGGATTCAAAACCATTTTCGTACACATACTCGATTTCTTCGTCAAAGTCGGTCAGCCTGTGTATTCCTTCAATGGGCATTGGCTTAGAGCCATTAAGGCAATCCACAATGCCATTGGGGCCATGTTTTACGAGAACCTCGTTAAAGTCTTTGCAGCCTTCGGGGTAGAAAATGTCGAAGCACCTGTATTTGCCAAGCCTGCGGGATAGTTCAGCCTTCAGAGCTATGCCGGCATCGTCATTGTCTGTTGCGATGATAATCTTTTCGCAATCGTTGAAGGCCTGCCAGCTGTTGTCGAGATATTCAAGCTTCTGGTTCCCCTTTGAGGCGCCATTCGGAACTGAGCAAACGCCAATCTCTCCGGTAAGGCATACACCCGCCTGAAACACGGACATTGCATCTATTTCGCCCTCGGTAATAATGGCGGTTTTTTTTCCCTTCACGCCGTCATAGTTGAAGATGCATAGTTCAGCATCCTTTACGAGTTTAAAGTTCTTCTGGCCATCACGGAATTTGTAGTTGATTACTTCCCCGTTCTTGACGTAAGGGAATACAACGCAATTTGCCTCGGCATTCAACTGGGGCATCCATTCCCTTTTCTCAACTATCCCGAAACGATTCAATGTTTCGGCGGTCAGCTTACGGCCCTCAAACCATTTTGCAGCTTTTTCAGATGCAGTTTGCGTAATGGGAGTTGGTCTGATGTACGCTTTCTTTTCGCGTTCAAACAGCGTTCCGGAATAACCGCAGTTATGACAGTTCCATATCCCATCGGCTATGTTGACGGACAGCGGCTTATCGTTTTTGTTCTTCTTCCGGTCGTTTTTACAGGCCGGGCATTTTGTTTTCACATTGCCAATGGCACCAGCTGGAACCTGTATGTCGAAACTTGCGAACGTTTTCATCAGTAAACCATTTCTCTTTTAATCGGCGTTCCTGGCTGATGAACTGCAACCGGTTGGCTTACGGGTTTTAAATATTCCGGCTTAAACCAGACGCTCAACATTTTTTGCTTCCAGTTTTTCACCTTGTTGCCTTTGCTGTCTTTCCATTCTCCGGCCTCGTAATAATCCCATGCACGGATAGCCGCGGCTTCCTGATATCCCTTTTCCTCGAAATATGCCTTTACCTCATCAAGGGATGGCGGGACAAATGGCAAATCGCCTTTTCTATCTTTGTTTTTGTTTGGTTTAGGTTTACTGTTTAGTTTATCTTTAGTCGTTAGCAACCTCGAGCTAACCTCGATGGGAACCTCGATACTAACCTCAGTAGCTACCTCGTCATCAACCTTTAAAATATTTTTCAAGGTTGATGATTCTTTATTAACCTCGTTCTGAACCTCGTCAGTAACCTTTAAAAAATCTTTCAAGGTATAAGTCACATTAGCGCTTCCGTTCTTTGTTACAAACTCAATCAAACCAGCCTGTTTTAATCTGTTCCTTGCTATATTGAGTGTGGGGTATGTCATCCCTAAATCTGCACAGATTTTAGAATTGTTGCGCTTAAAGAATGTCATCCATGATGTCTTATTATTTACCTCAAGTAGATAGAAGTAAAGGGCAATAACATTCGTAGGAAATACATCTACTTCATGGCAACGCCAAAACCCTCTTATTTGCTCTATATAGTTCATTCAGTCAATTATGGCTTTATTAATATCACTTTTGTATCAAATAATCTAAGAGGCTTCATATGCCGTTCGGATGCTTGGATAGGTCATATTCTGAAAACTTATCCATCAGAGCTAAGTACAATGGTTCAAGACCGTTGCACTCAACCATGTTATATACTATTGAAAGGATAGAAAGATATTTTTGATAGGCCGGATTCGCCTTTGCTTTGAGGGCCTCATAAACCACACCTAATGCGCTTTGATGATCAAGAGGCCTTATGAAGTCAACAGAGGCGCTGCGGTGCTTGTTGGTCATCTTCTCATTTTCCCGCCTCATACTGGTTATGGATGAAAGCTGAATCGCTTTGAGCAGCTTTTGCGATGCCGGGTTTAATGCCGGCGCTTCCTGAGCTTCTGAAAGTGCCTGCTCAACAAATAGCAGGTCTACAAATTTGGATATCAGCCTTTCCGTATCTTCAATTGAAAGGTACATCGAGCATTCGTTTATATCACCTTCCACTAACGGTAGCCTTGTAATTGATACGGATATGGCCTTTTGCGGGTCCCGTCCTAGTATCTCGTTACTTGAGCAAAGGCATACATCCAGCGTACTACTGCTATAACTCGATACCACCTGAAAGGATCCTGTCGGGATAAATATGTTAGAGTTCATTAGTTACAAATATTGAGTAGGTTACTTAATAGGGCTGTTGAATGTTTGAGTGAAACGATCGATGTTGCCGTCCGATATAAAATCATTAAACGCTTCAGTCTGGTTAGGATTAAATGATATGTTTTCGAGTAGGTGTAATAAGCTACAGGCAATATCGGTGTCTGGATTATTGTTTTGCTCTAACTCTTTTATGGCAGATTTTAGTATCGCGTTTTGCATCATACCCAATAATGAAAAATCAGTATCGAACTCTACCTTAATGTCTTTTTCCTTTTTATTGAATGTTATCATTTTCTTGGTTTTATTGGGTTATGGTTGCGGATTGGACATTAAGATTTTGCTTTTTACTTTCTAAGAAAGCGGTCAATAATATTGCCGATTCTTGATCGCTTTGCAGGTACGAAAGCTTATGCATCTCTTTTTCAGGAATTGCTATAAGAGGCTTTTTGGAAGTAAAGAATTTCTCTGATTCATATACATCGCAATCATAGCAAGGGTCGCCTATTAATTTATATAGGTAGTCGAAGTCAGAATCATTGCGGTCAATGCGTAGACCATTTAAGCAAAACCCGGTTAGGCCAGCCATTATTAATTGCTTCTTGGCATTATTTGCGGTGTTCATTTTCCTTGCATCATACAGCGCCGAAATAGTGAGTTTGGGGGACACCGGGATTTTTATAGCCCGTTCATTAGTTCTACAAGAGAGTTTGACAATTTCAATATCAAAGTTTTCCTCCCATTGATCTTCAGGAAATTGTACCAATTGATCGGAAAGCACCTCTGCAGCCCTGAAAACGTCGGTACCAGTATAGCCTTCGCCTGGCCCGAAATGGTTGCCGTCCAGTATTTCCAATATCTCAACTCCTTTGTACTTGACGGAGCTAAACTTGATCCAAGTTTCCGCGGTCTGAAATTGTACCCACTGCATTACCGCAGTGGCTTCTATCTCTACATTGTTTTCGCCAAGCATCTTAAATTTGAAAGCGCTGACGTTTAGATTTTTTTTCATACCTTTGTTTGATTGTTTTAATACACGTTATTGAATGCCCGCAGGTACGAACTGCGGGTTTTTATTTTCTGTTTATTGAGATCATTTTGGCTTCGGCTTCATTTACTTCTTCGGATATAGTTTTCCTCCTTCCTTGCTCAAGCCATTCAAGTAATTCAGCGCGTTTGAATGAAAGCCTTTTACCCTTTTTGGTCACTGGTATCTCATGCCGGCTAACCATGCCGTACAAGGTCGAGCGGGACCTATTCAAAAAATCCGCCGCCTCGGAAAGCGTCAACAATTCCGGCTCCGGCTTTTCAACCTTCTTTGTTGCAACTACACGAAGTATGGTATCCATTTTTACATCAAGCTTAAGCATGAATGCTGTCATTTCTGTAAAAGTCATCTCTGCCATTGCAAGTAGGTTTATAGCGGTTTGATATAATCTTCAACGTTTGCGTTCTCACCTTCGAATTTTTTCACAATTGCATCAAGCGTACTAAGTCTGACCGCATTACCTTTCAAAAAATTCCATAGTGCAATTCGTGAAATTGAAATTTCTTTTGCTGCTCTCCCTTTCTTTCCGTGCTCAGATAAGCGGAGTTTTATTTTTTGGCAAAATTTGCCTTTAGGTTGTACAATCATTTCCTTTTGTTATTTGACATTTGTCCTAAAGTTGCATTACATTTGTTCGCAGATATGTTAAGCAAAGATTGGACAAATTTCCAATAATTCAAAATTGTTTTGACAATTTTCAAATAATTAATTTAATTAAATAAGTTAAAAATGAATATTGAATTGCTAGTTGAGGCTTTAGGTTTAACCGTTAACAGCTTCGAGAAAGCTATAGGCGTCACTCAAAGTAGAATATCGAAAATCATTAAAAGAAAGAGTGGTGTTTCACACGATATTCTAAACAAAATTTTGAGCACTTTTCCTGAAGTTAATCCAGATTGGCTTTTAAGAGGAGAGGGAGAGATGTTTCTTGACATTCACAGTAGAAGAATGAAATTTACTGCAGCTTCAGGGTTAAGACTTTTACACTTGATAGTGGTTTTAAATATTGACAAAGAATCTTTTTGCAAGGAGACTGGGATTCATAATATCTCCACGTTAAATTTAATCGGAAATGGATCGGCGGATCTTCCAGAAAGTGCAGATGCTGCGTTAATTAACAATTACAATATAAATCCTGAGTGGATAAGGACGGGGTCAGGAGAAGTGTTTGTTAATCAGCCAGACTATACTATAAAAGAGAATAGAATTTTGCGGATTTTACAAGAAATATCAAATTCAAAATATTATGATTTCATGAGATTTGATGTTACAGTGGAAATCCTCTTAGGTAATTTGAATTATACTGTTGTCGAATATCTTAGCAGAGTTTTAGATTTTAATATTCTCTGGCTTGAAAAGGGGGAAGGGGAAATGTTCTCTGGCTTCAAAGAGTATGAAGCAGAGGTTAACAAAACACCATCAGAAATTGAGGTTCAGCGGGTGAAACTTGAGATTAGAAAGCATAGCATCAATATGGGATTTTTTGAAACCCACGAACTAATGAAGTATGTTGATTTGAAAAAAGAAACAGAATATAAAGATCTTCATAATGATTCGGCATATATTGATACTCTACCTGAAACTGTTTTTCATGTATCCCCCGAAATCTTGTCTGAAATAAGAAAAAACGAACTAAAACCAACATTTAGGGCTTTCAAAATATTTGGAACAGAGATGGAGGACAACTCGAATGAGTCAATAATTGACAAGGACATTATAATTGGTTTGCGAGTTAATAATCTTAGAGAGAAAATAACTCTTTGTGAATCATATTTAATGGTTCACAAAGGCGGAGTTTTTTTAAGAAAAATCAGAAGTTTTGATGAACAAAATAATACAATAGTATGTGAAGCCATCAATTCCCATAGAGATATTTATCCTGATTTGACTGTTAGATTAACAGACATAAAGGAACTCTATTTAGTGGTAAAATTAGAAAGAGATTTATTCGTTTAAAATTATCAATTTGCAATGATATCAACTGTTTTACTCATGACTAATTTCGAAAAAACAATTTTAAAGGAATTGCGCGAGTTAAAAGAGATGCTTCTGGTTGAAGATTTGATCAATGAAAAAGAAGCTGCAAATTTATTGGGAATCTCTGTTAGAACCATTCAGATATATGCTTCACGAGGTAAGATGGCCGGTACTTTTACGCTTAATCATATTGGCAATAGGATGTACTACAAATCAAAACTTGTTCGAAAAAGAATTTAACTACCATGCATAAAGACAAAAAAAGCACTGATTCTCATGGTGGCTTGAAAAAAATAATTAAAATCCCTATAGCTATGAACATACTTGAATGTTCGCGCAATAAGATCTATACATTAATATACTCAGGTAAATTGGTAACAGTGAAGATTGGAGGTAGTATTTACATCACTATCGAATCGATATTAAAACTTCAAGAGCCCAGCTAATTTCCCTGGCCATGACACCTGACGAAATGCAAGAACTTGCAAAGCTAATTGCGAAGGAGATAGCCATTTTACTTTCACCAACGTATAAAAAGAATCCATTCCGGAAAGCTGTTAAACTTCAGGTAGCTGCGGATGCTTTGGATTGTAGCAAGGATAAGATATACGATCTTATTAACTTAGGCAAATTAGAAACGGTTAAGATATTGGGTAGCACATACATAACCATTAAATCTTTAGAGGCAATACAAGCGGCAAAGTAACGCTAATGCGGGTTATTTACTTTGGAGTCAAAAGGCGATCTATACTCTTCATAGTCACGTAGGTTTTTCTATCCTTTAATTTGACCGTTTCCAGTTTCCCTTCGTTTATATAAGTATAAACGGTCTTTGTAGCCATTCCTAATATTCTTGCTGTATCAGATATCTTGACCGCTTTACTAAACTTCGTAGGCACTATTTCAGTTTCTCTTTTCGCCCTTGCCTCTTCTAACTTGATCAGGTAGTCCACCTTTTCTGTAAGGGCCAATATCAGAGGTTCTAAATTCATATTGCAATAAGTACAGATTGGCATGGACAGTAAAATAGTCAATAATATAGTTTTGTGAGTTAGGGTAAATTCTTTAGTTAAAGACCTAACCAATAAAAAGAGCTTAAATAAAACCCTAACATGCCGAATGCTGAACAGTCTTCTATTTAAAACTGAAGTTAATGCATCAGTAGTTATATTTATTCATTTACTTCCACCAAATGTTATCATCTCCCTTTTCCCAATCTTCAACTTTTGCTAGCATTTTCTTTGCTTCTTCTGGTTTGCCATTTTTGTAAGGATCATCTTGGTAACTGCTATAATAAGAGGTATGTATGAACCATTTTCCGTCGATCTGCTTCAAATAAAAAGACCTGTGAGCTACTTCAGCTCCAACAGAATACCGAAAAAAGACAAGGATGAAATCTTTGCCTGGTATAGAGTCCTTTTCCACAATCTCTAACGTTTTATGAATTTCATCTTTATGTATAGAGTAAAAATAACCATCATCGGTTAATTGTTCATTCATCTCCCGCATGTAGAAATAGTCGAGGTATTTCTCCAAAGTTCCTTTCATGGTGGATTGATCACTATTTGAAGATATTTCTTTTTTTTCTTCTCCAGTTTTACTTTCAGCAGTCTTTTTTGATTGATCACAAGAGAGAATGGAAATTATCCCAAGTATAAGAGGCAGGGTATGATATTTCATAATTAAAATTTAAGACTTTTTAATTTTAATATTACAACCTCAATTTAGAAACAAAAATTGAAATTTTTAAATTTGTTCCTTTTTATTTTGTTTTAACTCATAGGAGATATGGAAGGATTTAACTCAATTCAACTGGAACAAATAGAAACTATAATAAGAAAGGTTATCAACGAAAAGCTTAATCAGATTGACCAAAATCATTTGAGAATTTTCCTATTGAAGAAAAAGAAGAAACGAAACATTACACAGGAAGAAGATAATTATATAGATTCACTGGTTTACAAATTCTTCTACGGTATTCGATAATTTTAGCACAGTAAAAATTATTTCATCTATGCCATCTGAAAACTTGAATGATGACGGTCTATTTAAGAAGTTATCGAGTTCCGAAGTCAACCTTTTGAAAGACCAAATGGACAGTAAGCTGAGAGAGGCTATCCAAGAGTTTATAAACAAGACCATGTTAATCCCTGAGATAGATATTTATGTGGCATCACTGAGCCGGGATGAATCGAATGCTATAATTGGTGGGATTGTCAATGTCAAATCGAAAATATCGAGATAAGAAACAAGTTAAAACAACAATATGAATAAATCACCAAATGAACAACGCCTGGAAGAATTAAGGCAGGAATACGCTGAATTAGAAATGCAATTAAGAGCCCTTAAGGCACGAGAAAACCATTTAAAACGTACAATGGAACGTATAGAAGGTGCCATAACTGTATTGGAAGAAATACTACAAGAAGCTGTAAAGAATCCTCCATATAACAAACAGCCCTGATAATTCAGGGTTCTTGTTATTTGAGAGTCATTGCCACCAGGGCAATGAATACAAATGCCAATAATAAAAAAAGAACCTGAGGCTGTGTTGGATTCTTAATGGTGACGCTTGGGCAATATGGCAGATCGCAAACACTTAATTTAATCTCATTCATAATTGAGTTTTTGTTTATTGTAAGTTCAAGAGATAATCTGACATAATCATCAAGTATTGCATATATGGAAAAGTATTTTTCAATAACCCTTGGAACTTTGGCCTGTAGCTATTTCCAAAGTATAACGATAGTCCCGTATACAGAAATAACACCGTATATGGGATTTTACATTCTTAAGTGGTCAAAGCGCGCTAAGCAATTTGAATCCTGTCTATGATTGAAAATGCAATTTACAAAGCCAATGGGTATAATCGCTTTGTGTATGGCGTCAGGAATGGACTAGGATTGAAAGCCGCGTTTTGATTGTCATTTTGGTTGAGAAAGGGGTGCATTGTATAATGCGCCCTTTTTAGTTTTTGGAAAAGAGTCCAAAGCTAACTATTACAAATTCGCAGTCCAGCTATAAATATCCCAATATACGAGCGAATTTATTTATCTAATTTATAACGAGATGAGAGTTTTCCAATTACGGTGACAATAGCACCGGAAAATATTATTCTTTCAACTTGATGGCAATCGTCATTAGTCAACCATCGCCATCTTATCGGGGCCACAAAGTGAATACCTCGAATGACAATAAGTGATATCATTACAAACCCAACTGAGTACAAAAACGCAATAACAATGTTGTGAATATGCGTGTCAAACTTGCCTTCATTTTTAGCTTTATTGAAAAGATTCTGCTTTTCCTGTTCAGCAAGTTTGTCATCCTTTTTGCTATTAGGCTTTTTCTTATCATCAAACCATTGCTTTTCGGCAATATTAAGTTTATCAAGATCGAAATCTTTTAATTCATTTTCGATATTGTTCTTTTTATCTTCTGATGTTAGGTTATTTGTTAGATTATTCTCCAACGTTGGTGCGATTTATTTTATCAACATAGTGTTCCCTGATTAAATCGTTTGGAATAATCGCACCTTCTCTTTGGCTACCACCATTTCTATTCCATACTATATCCCACGGGGTACCTAATTCATGGGTAAGAGAACTTAAGAAAACACCATCATATTTACCGTATATTTCCCAAATCTTATCTAACAAGGATTCAATATTCTTATCATTGGGCATTGGAATACAACTTTCCCATTCATCATTCAATTCTGCTTCTAACGATGTTATCTCTCCATTTCCATAACGTTTGAAATCATGATACAATGAAACAATTACAGGGCCATATTTCCAGGCTTGGATCGGCTCAGTCAATAACGGTTCACCTGTAATCCCTAAATGCCATCCGTGGGCAACGTAACACAGTTTCAGAAGCTTCATTGGCGTCAACCCTTTACCTGTATCAAAATTTTTTTTGATAAAATAATTAGCTACTTGAAGTGGCGTGAAAGCTGTAAACAT